AAGTGCTGCTGGTACTGCTAACATTACTGCACGACATATCAGTATGATTGGGCACAAAGGCACCATTGGTGGTCCTCTTATTGATTATTACGGAGCAACATACGGTGGTTTGCCGGGTGGTGTAACTAACTTGGCAACTTTCTATGGATGTTTGGTGGGTAAAGCAAGCGAAGCATGGCATAGTGATTATGCGATTTATGCAGCCGGTGCTGGATATGCAAAAGGAGCAGGTGCAGCATTAACAGCAGTCAAAGGTGGAGGTACTACGCCTGGACCACCTCCTGTCGGTGTTCCACCAAAACCTGGTATCATGCCGTTCATTCCAGTACCTCCGAAGGCTCCTCTTCCTAATCCTGCTGTTGTTGAACTTATGTTAGCCACTGGTTCATATGGTGTTAGAAACGTACAGGTGGATCCTAAACTGAAAGAGAAGATCATGAAGTCTGATGAGTATGAGGAGTTGTTCAACTTTGATCCTGATATTCACGAGATTAGATCTAAAATTAGATCACCTAGTAATTTAAACAATGGTAAGTTTACGGGATATCTAGTAAGCGAAGAGTTATTAAACAAAGATTTCTCCAAGACGATACCTAAGAATATTGGTCGTTCAGCGAACAAAGATGGAACGATACGGTTTGGTGTTGAATTGCTTGGTAATAATCCTGTAGATAATAGAAGTAAAAGGTTCAAGGTGAAGAAATGAAGTTATTGATTGATCCAAAATATGATCCCACAGGTAAAGAAATTACGTCCAAATTGAAACTAGGCCCAGGCATTAGTATGGCAAAGTTTCTAGGCGCTAGAGGATCTAGAACTCAAATCAAAAAGTTATACAATGAAGGATTTAATGGTCCACCTGATCTAGATCAGATAGCAAGAAATCTTGTGCTTCATGCACAAATTATGCAGACAGTGGTAAGCAACCAAGAGTACGCACAGCATCGACTGATAGTTTCAGAAGGTATCTACGAACCTAATCCCGCGTTTGATCCTTCGGGAAATTACATCGGTGAAAGACCTGGCGACATTCTTAAATTGAGAAGAACAGGACAAGCGGTTGTATATCAACTAGTGGATCGTGCAGGTAAAACTGATCCAAGAAAAACATTCGATCTCGCGGTATATTGGAAAGATTATATCAACTATGATAAGATAACGTTAGATTACGACACGTTTGATCCAAACGGAGATCTTACATCTCAAATCGTTGTAGAAACACCCGTTGTCCCAGTGACTTTTGAAGTAAGTTATAAATATGATATTGAAACAAAATATAATGGTGTGTTGCAAACTAAGAACGAATTTCTAGAAATCTTACCTGATTAGTATAAATAAAAGAAAAATGGTTTATTAATGGCAATTAATCAAGAAGACGGTAATTTATCATCGAGCCCTCGGGTCACCAAGATCCGACCGTACTCTGATATAGATCTAACCTTTGGTGCTAGAACTGCGACTGATGGAGATGTGTTTAGAAAAACTGATGCGGCTTCTGTAAAACAGGCATTAAAAAATCTACTATTAACGAACCGTTTTGAAAAACCTTATCGTCCAGCATACGGTGCTAACTTGTCGGGTCTTTTGTTTGAACTTGCTGATGCTGATACTGGTAATGAAATAGCATCACGAATTAAAAATACGGTTACTCGTTATGAACCACGAGTTAAAATTTTAAAATTAAAAGTAATTTCTCAACCAGATTACAATAAAATAAAAGTGTTAATAGAATTTCGTGTTGTTAATACTGGTATTATAGATGTATTGCAGTTGGTATTAGGTGGTTCAGAGATCTGTGATCCTCCTTTTAATCCGGCTCCACCAGAACTAGAGTTCACGGGCGATCGTATTGTAAGTGAAAATCTAGATAATTTGATAACCGAAGCAGGTGGTTTTATATCTTACGATGATGATGCTGAAATTTATTTAGACATAGCGTTGATAACAGCGTAACAGGAGAAATTAAATGGCAACGGCTATAAAATCTACTGAGTTAGATTTTGACAATATTAAAAATAATCTTAAAACTTTTCTAGCTCAAACGCCTGAATTTGCCGATTATAATTTCGAAGCATCTGGGCTTTCAAGCATTCTGGATGTGTTGGCTTATAATACTCATTACAATTCGTTATTAGCAAATTTTGCATTAAACGAATCTTTTCTTCCAACTGCACAACTTCGATCTTCTTTGGTAAGTCTTGCTGGATCATTAGGTTACAGTGTTAGATCTAAAACTGCGTCTTGTGCTATAACCAATTTATATGTTGTTAATCCTTTTATACCAACATCTATGGTTTTGCCTTCTGGATTTAAATTTAGTTCTACGATTAATAATAAATCATATACATTTAAAACACGAGAAACATTAATCGCAACTAACAATGGTTCTAATCAATATTACTTTCAGCTTGGAGAAAATCAAAACATAGCCATTTATGAGGGTATTGAACAACGCAAACTTTTTGTTGCTGGGCCCGCAGGAGAAAACGAATCTTATATTATTCCAACTCAAAACTTAGATCTACAAACTGTTCAGGTTAGAGTTTACGCTGATCCTTCTACTACTTTTTATGATGTGTATACTGAAATTAGTGATGTTGTTAGTATTGGCCAAGATTCTAGAATTTTTGTTGTGAAAGAAACACCTAATGGTCAATACGAGTTGACATTTGGCAATGGTGCTAGATTAGGAAAGTTTCCATCAGCGGGTAATAAAATTGAAGTTATCTACGATGCTGTTGCTGGACCTAATGCCAATGGAGGAAGAACTTTTATTCCTGTAGATACTGTTACTGATGGAGAAGGTAACAATCTAACATTAAATGTAGTTACTGTCACGGGTTCCATGGCAGGGCAAGAAAAAGAACCTATATCTTCTATTAGAAAAAATGCGCCTTATTTGTATGCGACACAGAATAGAATGGTTACCGCCTCAGATTATAGTTCTTTAGTTCTAAGGAAATTTTCTAATGTAATTAGCGATATTAAATCGTGGGGTGGAGAAGATAACGTTCCTCCTCAGTATGGTACTGTGTTCTTATCTATTGTTTTTAATACTGAAAATGCCGATATCATAGAACAAACAAAAAAAGATATTATATCACTCGCAAAAAATCTATCGGTGGCTTCCTTTAGTATCAGCTTCACTGATCCTAATACAACATATTTGGTAGTAGATACCAAGTTTCAATGGAATCCTAATTTAACAAGTTCATCTCAAACAGCAATTGAACAGATTGTCAAAGACACTGTTATCAATTACTTTGATGCACAGTTAGGTGGTTTTGATAAATCATTTAGAAGATCCAATCTTTTAACATTAATTGATGATGCTGATCCTTCTATTCTTTCATCTCGGGCTAATGTTAGAATGCAATATAGATTTATTCCTAGTGTCGGTATTTCAAATTATACGATACAATTTCCTTCTAGTATTGAAACATCTAATACCACTTCACATTCTATTACTAGTGATAGTTTTAATATCTCGGGTAAAGTTGGAACTTTTCGTAATCGATTAGGATCTTCTGTTATAGAAATTATAGATATTAGTACAGGTAAAAATATATCAGATAATGTCGGAGAATATAATGCGTCAACAGGGACAATAACATTAAGTTCTTTTACTGGTTCCCTATTATCGAACAATGCAAATATTAAAATCACTGCTGTTCCCGCAAACGAATCCACAGTTAATGCTTTGCGTAATAACGTTTTAAATTTCGATGCAACAGCATCTACGACAACGGCAATTATTACCGATTCACTATAAACAAAGGATTGAAAGAGAAATAAAATGGCATCATCTACGACAAGAAGTTTTAATAGAACAATGTTAGACCAATTCAAGAAAGATCTTGATAGTGATGGTGTAGAATATTTTATAGGTATTGCAAAGAATACTCCTTTTTCTTTAACATCACCGCTCGATATTAAATCTATTCATTATCAATCCGAGATGCGTCATACTCTACAGTCTGTTAAAACGTTATCATCCAATTCTTTCGTTGTTCCTTTAATAAATTGGACACCAAATATTATTTGGCAAGAATATGACGATGGTTTAACACTGGGTGCTACAGATCAAGTAACACAGTTTTATGTTTTAAACTCACTCAACGAAGTGTTTATTTGTATTCAACAAAAAAAATTAGCAGGCGGGCAAAGTGTAATTTCAACAGTTGAACCAACATCGAGTTTATCTTTACCTGGTTCACCCGGCAGAACATTTAAAACGTCAGATGATTATTACTGGAGGCAGATTGGTGTTTTGAGTAACTTGGCTATAGCTAATTTCAAAACGGCAAATTGGATGCCTGTGAAACACATTACAGATCGTTCAGACTTTCTAGCAATTTCGGAAGAGAGCACTCAACGTAACTTACAAGATTCTGCAATCGCAGGTGAAATAATTAACATTGCCATTGATAGTGGTGGATATGGTTATACAGAAGCTCCTACTATTATAATTGGAGGTGATGGTGAATTCGCTGCTTTCTCTTGCGAAATTAATGATGGGAAAATTGTTAAGATTAATATTGATTCGGCTATTCCTTTAGATGATATTGCCGACCCAACAGGATTCACACGGCAGGTTGGTGTCTATAGTGGGCATGGCCGTGGATATACTCACGCATCTGCTCAGACTGCTACTGGAGGATCTGTCTTACGACCAATTCTTGGACCCAGAGAAGGTCTTAATGCCAATCCTGTTGTAACTTTGAAAGCGGAATCTCTAATGGTTCAAGCAGATTTTGCAGGTAATGAATTCAATGAAATTTTGGCGCATAATGATTTTGCACAAGTTGCACTTTTACGTGATATTAAACAAACTGATGGTATTACTCCTTTCGTCTCAAATACAGGCAATGGGATGAAACATATTGAGATTACAGTTAATGGTGGTGGTGGCACAGTCTTTACAGAGGACGAATTAATTTCCAATGCAGGAGAAACCGTGTTTGGAAGAGTTTTTCACCACGATACTATATCTACCCCCAATAAACTTTATTACTATCAAGATGATGAAACCGGGCATGTTCCATTCACTTCAGCGGATACTTCTATAAAAAACTTTAATCAAAACCAGACAACGGCCTCAGTTGTTAGCTTTCAATTACCCGATTTTGACATATATTCGGGTGACGTTTTATATATAAATAATCTAGATACCGCAATAGATCGTGCAGATAATCAAACCGAAGACATAAGAATCGTTATTCAGTTAGGACAAAACTAATGCCAACAACATTTACTACTACCACTTTATCGGGTTTATATAACGATGATTATCAGGATTCTGATAACTATCATCAAATTTTATTTAATTCTGGTAGAGCCTTACAAGCTAGAGAATTGACTCAACTGCAAACTATGATCTATCAAGAGATGGGACGGTTTGGTGGAAATATTTTCAAAGAGGGTTCCGCAGTGTCATTTGGTGGTGTTGGAATAAACTCTTTTTACGATTATGTCCAAATCGCTACAATTGTAAACGGGGTCTTCAGTGATATTCCTGTGGGAACTATATTTACTAATGATAACGGTGTTAAAGCTAAAGTGATATCGGTTCTTAATAGCACTGTTTCTAATCCTAATACATTGTACGTTAGTTATATTGATGGCGGTGCCAACGTTGCCTCCGGAGAATCGCCTTCATTCTCACCTTCCGACAATATAACGGCTCCTGGCTTTGGGTTAACAGTGTGGGATACAGGACAAAATGGAGCAACGTCTCCCGTAGGCAGAGGTACTAGAGTAGATGTTGCGGGTGGTGACTTTTTTGTATTAGGTAGATTTGTACGTGCAACACCACAAAATTTAATTCTGTCTAAATTTAGTCAAACTGCTAATACTACGATAGGATATAAAGTTATTCAAGAAGTAGTATCAGTAAATGATACTACTGATTTATATGATAATAGTGGCGGTATTATTAATAATGCCTCGCCTGGTGCTGACAGATACAGAATTAGATTAGAACTGGTTGAGAAAACTTCAATCACTTCCGATGATACGTTCGTCTTTGTAGCTAAAATTCAAAATTCTAAAATTGTGGAAAAGGTTGATGTTTTAGATGATTATAACAAAATTAATGATGTCCTTGCTTTAAGAACAAACGAAGAGTCTGGCGATTATATTGTTAAACCTTTTACTATAGCTTTTGATTCTGCTGATGATGCAAGTAATTTAAGTCTTACCGTATCGTCCGGTATTGCATATGTCAATGGATATCGTGTAGAAAATCCTTCACCTATTGAACTAATCGTACCAAAATCACAATCGACCGAAGTTGTTAATAGCGATGTTGTTCCTGTAATATACGGTAACTACGTTTTACTTGACAATGCAAAAGACTTAC